GAAGGCCGCCGGCGCGTCGCCGGCCGGCCGCCCTGACCTACCCATTACCCGAACCCTGCCGGCCGCTCGTGCGGCCCGCTAATCGACCGGAGTGATGTTTATGAAATACCGCGAGGCTTTGAAAAAGACGGCTTTGTTTATCCCCGTGTCGCTGATGGACCGCGGACTATGGCGAGCGATCGGCGAGCACGCCGGCGAGCTGCTTGTCGCGCTCGTCGCGCTCGTCGGCCGGCTCGGCGCGATCACGCTCTATCCCGTGGCCGTGCCGATCCTCGCCGCGCTCGTCGTCGCGGCCGAGCGTGAGAACGAGCGCGCGCACGAGCGTTTCATGCGCGAGTTTCGCGCCGAGTGGGAGCCGCACCGATACGAGCCGCGCGAGCTGCGCGCCGGCGACACGACAAGCCCATGAAAAAAGCCGCTGACGCTCTGGCGCCGGCGGCTTGATGAATTCCCCCTGCCTGACCTTTTGGCCGCCTCGTGCGGCCTTTTTTTCGACCTATCTCGGCGCGTATCCGGCCGAGCGCAAGGCCGCTTGCAACTTGGCAACGGCGTCGCGCATCACATAGGCCTCGTCGTTGTCGACCGAGCACGAGCGAAGATCGGAAAACGTGATGCGCTTGCACAACTGCGCGAGCGCAACGGCCTCGGCCTCGCTCATTTCCGAATAGCCCTCGGCCGGCGCGTCGTCGGCGATCGCGATTTTCAGATGCGTCATTCAATTCCCCTTTTCACACGGTTATCGTTCGAGCCAACCGATCGACTCGACGCAAATCTTTTCGTCGTCGATCTGGCACGTATCGCTCGCGTCGGCGATCACTCCCCAAGCCGACGCGCACGCGATTTCAAGCGCCGCGAAGATCAACACCACGGCGGCGACTCTCATGCCCCCTCTTTGCTCTTGAGCCAATCGGCGCACGCGTCGGCGATCGCTGCCGCTCGGCTCAGACCTCGCGCGGCGGCCGCCTCATCCATGCGGGCAAGGATCGCCGCGTCAATGGTCAAGCTGATCGGCGTTTTTCGCGTGCTCGATGCGACGGCACGCGCCGGCGCGGCCGGCGTCGGAGCTGCAACCGGAGCCGGCGCGGCCGGCGCTGCGACGCCCTGCCCTTTCGCGTCGGGTGCGCTGTTGATGAATTTTTCGATCGCCGCTGGATCGACCTTTGCCGGCGTCGGCCGTTTCGTGATACCCATTTTGCTATTACCTCGCTATCAACTCGATATTTACTTGATATTAACTTACCGTCGACATTGCAGCGAAGAACGCCCCGCGAAGCCGATCGATTTCGGCGCATGCGCGCTGGTCGCGCCGCTTCATTTCCTCGACGTGCAAGCCCGCGCCGCTCGCGTTCGCAAAGGCCTTGCGATCGCTCACGCGCACATCAAGCAACTCAAGCCCCGGATACTCGGCGACCGCCTCGGCCGCCTCGCGGTTATCGGCGCTCTGAGGGTCGGCCCGATTCACGAACGCGAATGCGCGCAAGTCGGCGACCGCGCGCGACTCGTCGACGATCTGCGCGATATCGGCCAACGCCCACACATCGAACGAACGAGGAAGGAAAGGAATGAGCACGGCGTCGCTCACCGTGAGCGCGGCCCGCAACGCGGTCGAATCACGGCCGCCGGCGTCGATCACGACATGATCGTAATTGGCGCGCTGCTGCATTACCTGAGCGCGCAGCGTCGCGCCCTCGGCATAGGCCGACGCGGCGATCATCGGCCGGCCGCTGTCGGCGCGCGCCGTGATCGCGCTAAGGCTTGTTTCCTGCCGATCGCCGTCGATCAACCAGACCCGCTCCCCCTCGATCGCCAACCCTAGCGCGAGCTGCACGGCACACGTCGACTTACCTACCCCGCCCTTGCTGTTCCCGACCGTAAAAATCATTTCGCATGCTCCAATAAGGTTTGCATTACCTACATAGCATGTTGATATCAACTTGCTATAAACACGATACCAACTGAATACCGATTATATATTCATCGCAACTTGATATCAACACAATATCAACATGATCGACGGCCGGCGAGGGTAGGGCGGTCGCGATCGCGCCCGCGCCCGCGTCGCGCGCCCGCGTCGACCGTGCGGCCGAGTAGGGAAGGGCGGCCCCTGCCCTCGATCGAGCTGCGCGCGCGACGCGGCCGGCGATCGCAGCTCGTCGACGTGCGCCTCGATGCTCGGCCGCCGGCGCTGGCCGCCTCGATCCGACCGCGCGCAGCTCGTCGACGGCCGCCAGAAAGCCGGCGATCGAGCGCCGGCCGACGCCGGCCCGCGTCGTTTCTCAAGTCGGTACAGGTATATCCAAAAACCCGAGGATTACGGCCCGGTTTCGCGCTAAGTCTTTGATTTTTGAGCAAACACCATCCTCGACCGACCCCGTTTTTTCCTCGGATGCCCCCGTTTTTTCCTCGGCACCGTTTCACCGGTTTCTATACTCTCTCTCTTATTAAGTTATTGAAAAGAAAGAAAGAAATAGGCATTGAGAAGAAAAAGCGCGCGCACTCAACCCGAACCCGGATTCACTCGGTTTCCGCACCTGCCTATTTTTTAATCCTCGGATTCCTCACCCGAAAAAGGGCTCATCCGAGGATTGCCGAGGGGGGCGAAATCCTTATGCGACAAGGGTTTCAGGCCGATCCCCTCGGCATCCTCGTATCCTCGCGAAAATCTCCCCTACCCCCCCGACCTGCGACGGGAAGCCCGCTCTTTCGTGGCTGTCGATTCATCCGGCCGGCGCGCAGCTCAAAACGCAGCTCACGCGCATCGAATCGCATCACGCCGGCGGCCTCGAAATCGCCGCGAAGGCCTTGCCGCAAGGCGCTCGGCCGGCCGGCGCTCGACCGCATCAAAAGGGGCGACCCAAGAACAGGCCAGGCGCGGAGGGGTGACTGCGAAATTCGGGCGAGGGTCGACCGCGCGCCGGCCCCGTAGGCCGGCCGGCTCCCCCGGCCTCGCCGGACCCCTTGCCGACCCATTGCCGGCCCCGTGGCGGCCCTGCACGCGCCTCGGCGACCCCGTGCCACGTCGACGGCACGGCGAGCGCTCAGAAGGGCCGATTGCAGGATGAAACACGGCGATGCCGCGAGCTGCGCCGATGCTTCACGGCGTCGACGGCCCGCGAGCCGATCGAGAAGGGCGACGGCTGACAGGATCACCCCCTCTCTGCTGAACATTCGGGCGGTCGTGCATCACAGGTGCATCGGCATGGATCGCACGCGATCCGACTTGAGCGGGCGACGTGGCGCGAAGCGACGCGGCGGGCGCGATTTATGTCGGCCTTAGCGCTCGGCGCGGCTTTGCCGCGTCGGGCGGTTAGGCCATAGCCCCGCATGCGTTCGCCGCGCGATAGGTTTGTGAGAGAGTCGCGTGCGGCTCGCCGAGCTGGTCGTGAGCTGCCGAGGGTAGGGCACCACGGCCGCGCCAACGTGCGCGGCCCTCGTTCGTCTGGATATGGGTTTGATCGTCAAGTGTCGCGCCGTAGGCGCGCACTTGTTGCCCCTCACGGGGCGGAGCGCGAAGCGCGGGGGGGTGGGGTTAAAACCGGCCGCGATCGGCTTTCCTCGCGTGCGGTTTCTTAGTTTTACGTTTTTACCGTTTTAAAAACGTTTTAGGCACCATCGGAGCCTTGCTGGGCGGGCGTTTCCGGGCGCTATGGTGTACAAATCCCCGGTTCTATTGGGGCAAAACCCCGGTTCAAGGTGTACAAATCCCCGGTTTATGGGACAAAACCCCGGTTCTATCCACAGGTGTACGGCAAAATTTGCTTGCACCAATACTACTATTGGGACACAATCAGACGCTGCACCAATCACAGGGGAAGCGTCCCAATGAAAGCACCTCGCGCGGCTGTCGCTCTGAACCCGGATGCGATGCTATCCGACCGTAACGTGAACATGAGCAACGCGCTCACGCGCGCGTCGCACGGCCTCGGCCTCGCAGAAAAGCGCCTGATCGCCTCGTGCATCGCGAAAAACGACTCGATGCCGATGGCTGAGATTCATCGCAAAGGCGCGTGGACGGTTCGCCTGTCGGCGGCCGAGTATGCCGAGACGTTCGAAATCGGCCTCGATTCCGCGTATGAGCAATTGCAGCAAGCGGCCGATAGCCTGTTCAATCGGTACGTGCGCACCGTGCAGGAAACGCCGAAAGGCCCGAAAGAAATCAAATTCCGATGGGTCGGCAAGGCCGAGTATCACAAGGGCGAGGGATGGGTAGAGCTGCACTGGTGGCATGAAGTCGTCCCGCACCTGTTCGGACTGCGCCAACAATTCACGTCATACAAGCTCAAGCAAACGGCCGCGCTGCGCTCGGCGTACTCGTGGCGCCTGTATGAGTGTTTCAAGTCGTGGGCGGGCAAAGGGCGCTACACGCCGAGCATCGAAGAATTTCACCGCGCGATGGATGCGAAAGAGAGTCACCGCGCGAACTTCAAAGAGCTGCGCCGGCGCGTGATCGAGCCGGCCGTGACCGAGCTGATCGAGAAAAACGGTTTGTTGATCGAGTGGACTACCGTGAACGCTGGCCGCAAAGTCGTCGGCCTCGACTTCAAATTCAGCGCGAACCCGCAAACCTCTCTTTTCTGAGCTGGTTAACCGGGCGTTTGCCCCAATAACAAAATGCTTTCATTCTGTAACCACTTGTAAGTTGACGCGCGTTCTTGGTGCAACGCCTCGGCATGTCTTACCGTTTGTAAGCTGTACGTGGCAATTTTGTAATAAGGGCCGGGGTTAACCCTCGGCCTTTCTATTGGGACAAATCCCCGGTTACTTCGCCGGCGCGGCCGTCGCGACGCTGTACGGCGTGAAGCGCACAACCTCGTCGCCGATCCACTCGTTGAGCTGTTCAAAGCGCCGTTGCAGGGGCGCGATTTCATTCACGCCGAACACCTCGGCGGCCTTGTCCGTTGCGCCGAATCCGCCGGTATTGCTCGGCACGATCCCCATGAGCTGAGGCGGGATGCGATGCGCCGCGAGCAAGTCGTCGCGCGTGACATTCTTGATGTTGAAGAACTCGTCTTTCGCCGTGACCTCGGAAACCGGAATGAGCTGGATGCCGTCTTTCTTGCCGTTCGGCGCGTACATGAAAAGGTTTCGGAAATTCCCCGGCCCCTTGCTGTTCTTCAACGCCTCGCGCATCTTGTCGACATCGCTTTGACTTTGCGCCGCATCGGTCATGTACAGGATGAAACCGGCGTGCGATCCATTCTCGTAATACTTGCGACGAAAGAGCGTCGCCGACTCGTTCAACCATGCCGAGTGCAGCGCGCCGAGATATTCGGGCAAGCCGTACACCTCTTGATTAATGTCGGGTTCCATCAAGTGATGCACCGAACCCGGCTCGAACTCATATTCGATCTGTTGATAGCCGTTGAGCTGCACGAAGCGTTGCAAGTCGGTTCGACGGCGCACGTATTTCGACGGCGCGCGTTTGAGCGCGAGCGTATTGCCGATCCTTGCCTTTCGCCGCTCGATGTACCCATTGCCGAACGTGAGGAAATCGAGCGCCCACTTGTCGAATTCTTCGCGCGTGAGCAACTTGTGCGGGATGAACGTCGACGACAACACATTGCGTTTGAAGTAGATCGCCGACCCGTGATGCACGCCGGCGCGAAACGTCTTTGCAAGGCCCGCCCATGACACCGGCGGCTCATACCAATCGCCGATCGCATACGCTTGCACGTAGTCAAGAATTTCGGCGCGATCCATCACCGGCACAGGATCGTCGAAGGTGAAGGCCTCGGCGCGCGCCGGCGTCGACGTGGCCGCCGGCGTCGTGCTCGACGCGTGATAGTTGCTGCGCTGCTTACGCTTGCTCATTAAGAGAACTCCATAAAGCCGGTATTGTTTGCGGTCGTGCCCTCTAGCGGCTCGTTATCGAGCGCGTGCAGGCACGCCCACGCTAGATCGGCGTGGCCGGTTTCCTCGCTGCGGCTCGCCTCGTATGTCACCTTTCGGCCGCTCGCCGTCATGGTTTTCCGAATGGCCATGAAGGATTGCGCTAGGTCTGTCCAACCGGCATCGAATTCGAGCCGGCCCTTGCCGATCACCGACAAGCCCTTAAGCACGAGACGCCCCTTGATTTCGGGCGAATAGTTGAGCGCGACCGCGCTCGGATAGAACTGTTTGACGAGCTGATAAACACCCTGGCCGATGCCCGTCGTATCGATCGACATATATTCGACGTTGTATTGCTGAGTGATCTGTCGAATCGCCTCGGCTTGCCCCTCGAAATCCATGCCGCGAAATTGGCACTTGTGCAATACGCGGAACTTGCCCCCCGGCACCGCCGGCGGGGCGACGACGACAAGGCCGGCCGAGTCGCCGGAAAGCGCTGGATCGTAGCCAACCCATACCGGCCGGAACCCGAAAGGGCGGGGCGCGAGCGGCTTGAAATCGTCGGCCCATTCTTCCCACGAGTCGACCATGCAGCGTTGCAGCTCGGCGAGCGGAAAGATCGACGCGGTATCGTCGATAAACTGACACATCAACAGATTCGCGTATTCCTGCGCGCTGTATTCAAGGCGCAGCTCGTCGATATCGAACAAGTCGCAACCGCCGGCGACGGCATCCTCGACCGTCACGATCTGGCGAAACTGTCGATCCTCGCAGAGCCGGCCGCGAGCGAGCGCCGAGTGCGAAATATCGAGATGAATGTGATCGGCCTTTGCGCGGCCCCTGTTGTAGTGCTCGCCACTCCAGAAGGTGTAAGCCTCGTGCGTGATGCTCGACGGCGTTGAAAAATACGTCTTTCGCCATTTCTTGTGCATCGCCATGCCCGATGCAACCTTGTTGAGCTGGCGAAACCCGCTCACCCAAAAATACTCGTCGAAATAGAAATTGCCGTGATAGCTCTGCGCCGTTCGCGAATTCGTGCCGAGGAAAATCAACTCTGCCATGTTCGGCAAAATGATCGGGTCGCCGGTCAATTCGACCTCGGCGGCCTCGGCGGCAAACTGCCGAATGTACGACTTGAAAACGTGCGCCTGCGCCTTGCTGGCCGATAGAAAAATCTGATTGCGTGCAGTCTGCAAGGCATCGTCTAGCGCCTCGCGTGCGAAATAGAACGTCGCGCCGATCTGCCGCGACTTGAGAATGTTGCGCGTGCGCTGATGGCCGTTTCGATACCACACCTTTTGATAACCGAACTGGCAATCAAGAAAGGCCTCGTGAAGCCGTGCGATCTGCTCGTCGCTGAAATCGTTGCGGGCGGCCTTTTCTTTACGGGGCGCTTTGTTGCGCGCCTCGATGTTCGGGTTTAAGTCGCTCTCTTTCCCCGTTTCGCCGTACTTGCGCACGCGTGCAAGCCGCTCGACCTGACGGCCGAGCAAGTCGATTTCCTTGAAGTCGCTGCCCGTCTTTACCGGCTTGGCAATGAGCACCGCGAGGCGCGTTTCAAGCGACGACTCGATGCGCTCGATCGGGGCGGCCTTGTCCCACTCGTCGCGCTGTTTCCATGCCTCGACGGTCGCGCGTTTGAGCTGCAAGTGCTCGGCGACGGACGTGATGCGCCAACCCTGCCAGTAGAGCGCGCGCGCAATCCGGCGAGGGTCGGCATTCGATTCGAGTGCGGGGGTGATATCGGCTGTTTCGATCATGCCGGCAAGTTTCGCGTGTCGCGCGCGCGCAAGCACGCCCGCCTATGTGTACCCGACACGCGAACAAACGCGAAACGTTGAGCGCTTGCGGCCGTGATCGCAAGATATCAACTCACGCTGAACCCCCCTCGAACCTGTTGGAGACCTAACAATGCAATTTCGCAAGCTGTCGCTCATGTCGCTCGCCGTCGCGGCGATCGCGCTCGCTGTCACGATGGACGCAAACGCGGCGACGCTCGCCGCAAGCGCCGTTTTCAATCACGCCGATGCGCTCTCGTTTCTGAGCGGGCACGGCATCGCCGGCGCGGCCGGCCTCGGCGCTATGGCGATCGGCTCGACCGCTGCCCCCGACGCGACGAAGCTCGCGAAATCCAAGATGTTCCGCATCGCCGTCGAAGGCGCGACGACTGACGGCCGCGTGATCGAGCGCGCATGGCTCGAACAGATTGCCGCGAACTACTCGCCGACGAAATACGGCGCACGCGTGAACCTCGAACACTATCGCGGCATCGTGCCCGATGGCCCGTTCAAGGCATACGGCGACGTGCTCGCGGTCGAAACGCAAGAACTCACGGGCGAATTCGCCGGCAAGCTCGGACTGTTCGCGCAAATCGAGCCGACTGCCGAGCTGGTCGCGATGACGAAGGCGAAGCAAAAGATTTACACCTCGTGCGAAATCGACCCGTCATTCGCCGACACGAAACAGGCGTATCTCATCGGCCTCGCCGTGACCGATAGCCCCGCGAGCCTCGGCACCGAAATCCTTTCTTTCGCAGCTCAGAACCCGACCGCCTCGCCGTTCTCCGGCCGCAAGGTATCGCCGACGAACCTTTTCACGGTCGCCGACGAAACCGTGATCGAGTTTGAAGAAGCGGCACAACCGGCCGTGCTGCCGGCGCTGCTGTCCCGCGTGAAAGAGCTGTTGACAGGCGCAAGCAAGAAACAGGCGGCCGACGACTCGCGTTTCGCTGACGTGGCGCAAGCATGCGAAGCGCTCGCGACGCACGGCAACGAACAGGCCGCAACGATCGCCGCACTCACGAAGCAAGTCGCCGAACTGAGCGCCGCACGCGAAGCCGATCGCAAGGCATTCGACGAGCTGCAAGTGCAGCTCTCGAAAACCGAGAGCGGCGTGCAACGCCCCGCGTCGACCGGCTCGGCCGGCGGCACCGTAACGACCGATTGCTAACCCGGCAATCACTCCCTTTCACTGCCCCGGAGAACACACCACATGCGCAACGAAACCCGGTTCGCTTTCGATCAATTCCTCGAAGCGATCGCCAAGCTCAACGGCATCCCGAACGCGACGAAGAAATTCGCCGTGTCGCCGAGCGTGCAACAAAAGCTCGAAACCCGCATTCAGGAATCGAGCGACTTTCTGAAACGCATCAACGTTATCGGCGTGACCGACAAGGAAGGCGCAAAGCTCGGCCTCGGCGTCGGCTCGCCGATCGCGAGCACGACCGACACGACGCAGAAGGATCGCGCAACGGCTGATGTGACCGACCTCGACGAGAACGGTTACAACTGCACGCAAACGAATTTCGACTCGCACATCACGTATGCGCTGCTCGACGCGTGGGCGAAGTTTCCCGACTTCCAGACCCGCATTCGCGACGTGATCGTGCGCCGTCAAGCGCTCGACCGCATCGCGATCGGTTTCAACGGCCGTTCGCGTGCGGCAACGTCCGACCGTGCAGCTAACCCGCTGTTGCAGGACGTCAATAAGGGCTGGTTGCAACGCATGCGCGACCAAGCCCCGCAACGCGTGATGGACGAAGGCGCGAAGACGGCCGGCAAGATCGTCGTCGGCGCGGCCGGCGATTACGCGAACCTCGATGCGCTCGTCGCCGATCTGGTCGCGAGCATGATCGACCCGTGGCACCAAGACGACACGGCTCTCGTCGTGATGTGCGGTCGCGGCCTGTTGCACGACAAGTATTTCCCGCTCGTCAACAAGGCCCAAGCGCCGACCGAAATGATGGCCGCTGACGTGATCCAGAGCCAGAAGCGCATCGGCAACCTGCCGGCCGTGACCGTGCCTTTCTTCCCGGCCAATGCCGTGATGGTGACGAGTTTCGACAATCTGTCTCTGTACTTTCAAGACAGCGCACGGCGTCGCACGATCGTCGACAACGCGAAGCGCGACCGTATCGAGAACTATGAATCGTCGAACGATGCGTATGTCGTCGAAGACCTCGGCCGCGCTGCTGTTGCCGAGAACATCGAAATCGCGCCGGCGGCGTAACGGAGGCATGACGCGATGACTAGCCCCGCACGACGCCATTTTCAGCGCGTATCGGCAAGCCTCGCGTCGGCCTCGGCCGGCGCGGGCGAAACAATGGTCGGAAGCGCTTACGAGCTGATGCTTGCGAAACTCGCGATCGATCGGCGACGACTCAAGGAAATCAAGTCGATCGCGCGAAAAATCGAAGTGAAGCGCGCCGAGCTGCTGCCCGAATACGTCGAATATGTCGCCGGCGCGCTGAGTGGCGGGCGGGGCGCTCAAGACGATGTGCTCACGACCGTAATGATCTGGCGCGTCGACGTGGGCGACTTCGCCGGCGCGCTCGATATCGCGCGTTATGCGATCGCGCACCGGATGACGCTGCCCGATCAATACGACCGCACGCTTGCGACTGCGATCGCCGAGGAATTCGCCGAGGCGTCGCTTGCATCGTTCAAGAAAGAAGCGATCGCGATTCGCGTCGACGGCGCGCAGCTCGCCGAAGTCGCGCAGCTAACCGAGTCGCACGACATGCACGACCAAGTGCGTGCCAAGCTGCACAAGGCAATCGGTTACACGTTTGAGCGCGACGGCGACTTGCCGGCCGCACTCGAACACCTGCGCCGCGCGCTCGACCTCGACGAGCGCGCCGGCGTGAAACAGGACATTGCCCGCATTGAGAAAGCGAGCAATGCGGCCGGCACCAACGCCGGCCGCACGTAAAGAGCCCACCCCGGCCTGGGCGGCGCCGGCTGACGATCGCAACACCTGACGGTAACGCGATCCGACGCCGGCCCACCGCCCACCTTTTCAGAGCTGAAACCATGTCAAGTTTTAACGCGATCGAATCACCGACCATCACGCCCGAAACGGCCCCGCCGGCCGACGAGCTGATCGTCGCAAACGTCGCATGGTTTCCCTCGATCGACCTCGCGCACATGCGCGAAGCCGTGCGCCTCACTGGCACCGTCACAACGGCGCGACTGCGCGATGCCGTGATCGCCGCGATCGACGAAGTAAATCGCGAGCTGGCGAGCTGGCGCGCGTCGCACGAAGCGGCCGGCGTCGCATCGCTCGCCGAGCTGCCGGCCGACTCGATCGGCGGCGAAAGCGTGCAGCTCGCGCGCTATCGCCGCGCCGTCTATTTCCTCGCGCGTGCAGACCTCACCGAGAAGTATCGCGATTTCGATAGCACGAAGTCGGGCGCGAACGACGCCGACGAGCTGGTGACGACGATCGACGCCGATCGCCGCAACGCACGCCAAGCGATCAACGACATGCGCGGCGTCGCGCGCACAACGATCGAGCTGATCTGATGCGCGTCTATGCACGACAAGGCGATACGGTCGACGCCCTCTGTTTTCGCTACCTCGGCCGCACGAAAGGCGTCGTCGAAACGACGCTCGAACAGAATGCCGGCCTCGCCGATTACGGCCCCGTGCTGCCTCACGGCCTCGCGGTCGACTTGCCCGATCCGCCGAGCGATCAAACAACGATCCAGCTCGTCAACCTTTTCGATTAACCGGAGTCGCCAACATGGCCGAACCTAGCACCACCACCGTCGCCGCTATCTCGGCCGGCATTGGCTTTGCAAGCCTGTTTCCCGGCATCGACGGCAATGCGCTCATCGGCGCTTTCACGGGCGCGGCGCTCGTCGTCGTGACCTCGAAAGACCTGACGCTTGCCAAGCGCTTCGCCTATCTCGTGATTTCGCTGATCGCCGGCTATCTGGCCGCGCCCGATGTTGTGAATCACACGCCGATCACGAGCACGGGCGTTGCGGCTTTCTTCGCCGCTGCACTGGCGATCACTGTCACTCTGCAACTGATCGAGCGCATCAAGTCTTTCGACCTGCTCGCGCTGTTTCGAAAGGGCTGACCCATGCACAACCCCCTCGCACTGATCGCATTGATCGCGTACAGCGTCGCGGCGCTGCGCATCCTGTTCTATCGCCGCGACGGCGCGCGGCATCGTCGCCATGTCTCGTGGTTCGCATGGCTGCTGCTCGTCGCGCTCGGCGGCTCGGCGATCGAGCTGGCCGTGCATGCGAAATCGGTCGGCTATTTCGAAGCGGCTCGCGCCGTTCTTTTCATGGTCTTAGTGTTCGGCGCACGCGGCAACGTCGCGCGCCTGTTGCGGAGTGAATGACGATGATTCTGAGAAAGGGCGATATCGGCGACGAAGTTTTGTTGCTGCAAAAGCGGCTCACGCGCGCCGGCTTTCCCGTGGCCGAGACGCACGTTTTCGACCATGACACCGAATCCGCGGTTATGACGTTGCAGAAAGCGCGCGGCCTCGTGATCGACGGCATTGCCGGCCCGAAAACGATGATTGCTTTACCGGGCGTTGCACTGCCTCGACACCTGACCGACGACGACCTCGTGAAAGCGGCCGACACGCTCGGCGTATCGGTCGCGTCGATTCGCGCGGTCAATGAAGTCGAATCGCGCGGCGAGGGTTTCATCGTCGACGGCCGGCCGGCGATCCTTTTCGAGCGGCACGTTTTCTACAAGCGCCTCAAGGCGAAAGGCCTCGACGCCGACGCGCTCGCGGCGAAGTATCCGAACATCGTATCGAGCACCGCCGGCGGATATGCTGGCAAGGCCGCCGAGTATGTGCGCCTCGCGACGGCCGAGCGCATCGACACCGACGCCTCGCACGAGTCGGCGAGCTGGGGCGCGTTTCAAATCATGGGCTATCACTGGCAAGCCCTGGACTATTCGAGCATCGCCGATTTCGTCGCGTGCATGCAGAGAAGCGAAGCCGATCACCTCGACGCGTTCGTGCGGTTTATCGCGGCCGACACGGCCTTGCTTTCCGCGCTGAAGGGTAGGAAGTGGGCGGCGTTCGCCAAGGGCTACAACGGCCCGGATTACGCGCGCAATCTGTACGACGCAAAGCTCGCTCAGGCATACACGAAATATGCCGAGCGCGAGAAGGCGGCCGCATGAATCCGATCGCCGCACGCCTCGCGCCGATCGCGCTGCGCGTCGCTGCGATCGCGCTCGTCGTGCTCGCGATCGCGGCCGGCTGGTTTTACGTGCGCGAGCTGCGCGCCGAGCTGGCGCACGCGCAAGACGACGCGCAGCTCGCGCACGAGACGGTCGGCCGGCGCGACGCGACGATCGCCGACATGCAGAAGAAAGAGCGCGAGCATGCGAAGGCACTCGCGCAGCTCGAAGCGAAGCACGACGGCATCGCCGCGAGCCTCGCGCAGTCTGAAACCGACTTTGAGGCGTTGAAACATGAAAACGAAGCGTTGCGCGCGTGGGCTGATGGCGCTTTGCCTGATGATGTTGTGCGCCTGTACAACCGCCCCGCGATCACCGGAGCCGACGACTACCTTGCAATGCGCGCCCGTCGCGCGCTGCACGCTGCCGGCGACGGCCCCGCGCACTAATGACGAGCTGCGGCGCGCGCTCGATATCACCGAGGCGGCATGGGGCGAATGCGCGGCCCGTGTCGATCTGATCGTCGATTGCCAATCGAAAGCCCTTTCTCTCACCGCCCCCGACCATGAATAAGGCGAACAGTCTGCGCAAAGCGCTCAATGCGGCCGTGCCGTCGCTCTCGAATGATCCCGACAAGCTGCTCGTGTTCATCGACGCCGGCAACATCATCGCGACGGGCGCGGCATCGGGTTCATTCGATTACGCCTATACGCTTAACGTGATGCTGCTCGACTTCGCCGGCGATGCCGATATCGTGTTCGCCGCGCTGATCGCATGGATCAAGCGCAATCAATCCGACTTGCTCACGAACGACGATCTGCGCAAGACCGGCATATCGTTCGAAGCCGACCAACTCACGCAAACGACGGTCGACCTGTCGATCAAACTCAAGCTCACCGAAAGCGTCGTCGTCGGCACCGACGACACCGGCGCGCAGACCATCACGCACGTCGACGAACCCGTGCCCGAATGGGAAGTAACCGGCCTTTACGATCCGGCGGCGCAATGGACGAACTAAGCGCGCTCGAATCGTGGGCGGGCGGGCTGCTGTCGCAGCTCACGCCGGCCGCTCGTCGCGCTGCGCTGCGCGATATCGGGCGCGAGCTGACGCGAAGCCAACGCACGCGTATCGCGCAGCAACGCAACCCGGACGGGAGCGCATACGAGAAGCGCAAGCCGCGCCCGAAACACCTGCGCGACAAGGCCGGCCGCATCAAGCGCGCGGCAATGTTCGCGAGACTGAGGCAAGCGCGCTACCTGCGCGCCGAGACTGACGCGCAAGGCCTCGCGATCGGATTCGCCGGCCGCGTCGCGCGCGTCGCTCGCATTCACCAATTCGGCGGCACCGATCGCGTCGCACCGGGCGGCCCCGAATACACCTACCCTGCCCGCGTTCTGCTCGGATTCACCGACGCCGACCGCGAAATGATCCGCGATTTACTGCTCAAGCACATCGCGCCTTAACAATTCGTCGACCGAAGTTTGTACCCGACACGCTAACAAACGCAGCGTGTCGACGCGCGCGTGCGTGCTCGGCAACATGGAGGCATGAACTCAAACGAATCCTCACGCCAATCTCTGAACGGCATACGCAAAGGCACCGTTGAATCGGTTGAAGGCGCGCTATGTCGCGTAGTGAGCGGCGATTTACATACCGACTGGATTCAATGGTTCAGCCCTTTCGCTGGTGAGTCGATCGAGTGGCATGCGCCCTCGATCGGCGAAGGGGTGATGCTGCTTTGCCCGAGTGGCGACCCTGCGCAAGCCGTCGCGCTGCGCGGTTACTTTTCCGAAGATTTCCCCCCGCCGAGCACCGACCCGGCGAAGCATATGCGCGTCTATCGCGACGGCGCATCGATCGAATACGACATGGCCGCCCATGTTCTCAACGCCGTTTTTCCCGATGGTGGAACCGTCAACATCACCGCCCCCGGCGCGGTCAACGTGACGACGCAAAAGGCGACGGTAAAGGCCGACGATGTGACGCTCGACGCGAAGCAAACGACCGTCACGGGCGCGATGACCGTCAAAGGCCCGTTTGCTTTCGAGTCGGGCATGACTGGCTCGGCCGGCGCAAGCGGCGGCTCGACGATGAAGATCAACGGCGCGGCCGACTTCACGGGCGAAGTTAAGTCGCAAGGTATCAGCCTGCCGAAGCACACGCACCGCGAACAGGGCGACGGCAATCTCGTGAGCGCACCGCAATGATTGGAATGAACGCCTCAACCGGCCGCCCTACGGCCGGCCTCGCACACCTGTATCAATCGATCGGGAAAATTCTGACGACGCCGATCGGCTCGCGCATCGCTCGCCGCGATTTCGGCTCTGAGCTGCCCGATCTGGTCGACGCGCCGAACAATGGCGCAACGCGCGTGCGCCTGTATGCCGCGATCGCGACCGCGCTGATGCAGTGGGAACCCCGCTTGCGCCTGTCGCGCGTGCAGCTCTCGACCGAGCTGACGGATACCGGCGCGGGCGTGCAAGTCGTCGACATTGAAGGCACGACTACAGAAACCGGCGATCCGGTATCGACGCGCGTGCAGCTCACGAACGGGGGTGCGGCATGAGCGCAACGCCGATCGATCTGTCGCGCCTTCCATCGCCCGATATCGTCGAAACGATCGACTATGAAACGCTGCTCGCCGAGCGCAAGGCGTCGCTCGTCGCGCTCTATCCGGCCGACAAGCAAGCCGAAGTCTCGGCGGCTCTCGCGCTCGAATCCGAGCCGATGAACATTCATTTGCAGGAAAACGCGTATCGCGAAGTCGTGTTGCGCCAACGCGTGAACGATGCCGCGCGCGCCGTGATGCTCGCTTACGCACAGAAAGGCGACCTCGAACACCTCGCGGCGCTGTTCGGCGTTGAACGCCTGACGATCACGCCGGCCGACCCCGAGAACGATATCGACGCCGTAACGGAAGACGACACCGACTTGCGCGCGCGCACGCAGCTCGCACCGCAAGGGTTTTCCGTCGCCGGCCCCGAGGGGGCATACATCAAGCATGCGCGCGATGCTGACGGCCTCGTGCTCGATGCCTCGGCCATAAGCCCCGCACCGTGCGAAGTGATCGTTACGGTTCTCTCGCGCCAAGGCAACGGCACGGCCGACGAAACGCTCATCGGCAAGGTAAAGGCCGCGCTATCGGCCGACGATGTGCGCCCGATGACCGACCTTGTTGCCGTTCAAAGCGCGACCGTGAAGCACTACAGCGTGCGCGCGACGCTCGTTTTCTTCGCCGGCCCCGATCGCTCTGTCGCGCTCGCCGAGGCGAACAAGCGCGTTCGCCAGTACGCCGACGACATGCACAAACTCGGCATGGCGATCACGCTCGACGGCGTTTATGCCGCTGCGCGCGCCCCCGGCGTGCAAAAGGTGATTCTCGCCGAGCCGGCCGCCGACATTCCGGCGACGAAGCAAGAGGCGACGTATTGCGATTCGATCGAGCTGGTCGACGGGGGCATTTACGAAAATGGCTGATCTGCTCCCGCCGAACTCGACGACGCACGAGCGCAACCTCGCGCGCACGAACGCACGCATTAGCGATATTCCGTCGCCGCTCGCCGTGCTGATGAACCCCGATGCGATCCCGCTGCCGCTGCTGCCGTGGCTCGCGTGGCACCTCGGCGTCGACGCGTGGAAAGACTACTGGCCCGAACAAACGAAGCGCGCCCGCGTAAAGGCCGCCATTCCGATCGCACGCAAGAAAGGCACGGCCGCTGCCGTGCGTGAAGTCGTCGCCGCGTTCGGCGCAAACGTCGCGATTCGCGAATGGTTTGAACAAACGCCCCGTGGCACGCCTGGCACATTCGACGTAGTGCTCACGGTTAGCTCGCGCAACGGCGAAGCCCCTACGGCCGCGCTCGTCGCCGACATCATTGCGGAAATCGACCGCGTGAAACCCGTAAGCCGGCATTACACCTTCACGCAAGGTTTTTCCATGCAGGGCACGCAGCGCGTCGCGGCGGCCGTGCGGCCCGCGCTGTATCGCCGTCTTTCTTTCACGGATATCTGACCTATGGCCGGAACCCTCATCACCATCACCGACGCGGGGCGCGCTGCGCTCGTCGCGCCCGGAAACACGGGCACGAACGCGCATCAAGTCGTAAAGATCGGCCTTGCCTCGGCCCCTTTCGTCGCCGACAAGGGCATGCTCGCCATGCCGAACGAACGCAAGCGCATCACGACCTTCGCCGGCAAGAACATCGCGGCCGACACCGTGCATGTCACGCTGAAAGACGACACCGACGATCAATTCACGCTGTACGGGTTCGGCCTGTATCTCGAAAACGATGTGCTGCTCGGCGTCTATAGCCAAGCAACGCCGATCATGGAGAAGTCGCCGGCCGCAATGTTGCTGCTGTCGGCCGACATTCAATTCACGACGATCGACGCGGCGGCGATCACGTTCGGCGAAGCATCGTTCGCGAATCCGCCGGCGACGACCGAAGTGCAAGGCGTGATCGAGCTGGCGACGCAAGCCGAAGTCGATGCCGGCACCGACACCGTGCGCGCGCTCACTCCGAAAACGGCCGCGAGCCGATATGCAGCTCTCACGGGCGCGACTTTCGCCGGCCCTGTACGGGCAACGAAACTGCAATCGGACGGCGACGCGACGATCGGCACATCACTCACCATCGTCGGCCAACGCGGGGCGCTCATCACGACCGGCAATTTCGACGGCCTTTCGATCGAAGCCTATGACACCGCCAACGTGACGACGAAAAAAGCTGTCGCGCTCGCGCCGTATGGCGGCCGCGTGCTGATCGGCAAGACTCCGGCCGACGATGACCTCGCATCGCTGCTGCAAGTCGCCGGCATCGCGACGGTCGCGACACCGCCGGCCGGCGACAGCTCGAAGAAAGTCGCCACGACTGAATGGGTTATCGCGACGGTCGCGACCGCACTCGTCGGGCAAATCGTTATTGAGGCACGCACGAGCGCCCGCGCCGGCTTTCTCAAGCTCAACGGCGCGGTATTGAAGCGCGCCGACTATCCGGCCTTGTGGGCCTATGCACAGGCGAGCGGGGCATTGCTCACCGATGCGCAATGGGGGGCGAACAATTTCGGCGCTTTCTCGTCGGGCGATGGCGCGACGACCTTTCGCATACCCGAGCTGCGCGGCGAATACATGCGTTTTTGGGATGACGGCCGAGGCGTCGACGCGGGGCGCGGTATCGGCTCATGGCAAGACAGCCAGAACCGCTCACACGCTCACGGCGCGAGTGCGGGGGCTGTTGGCGATCACGCACACAGCGCATGGACCGATGTGCAGGGCTGGCACGACCACGGCGACCCCTGGAAACACGCGCTCAACTCAGGCACGGCGAACGGCTCGGACGGCGCGGAAGCATCGGACGCCGGCGGCGGCTGGCGCCCGCGCACCGATGCGAACGGCAATCACGTCCATAACGTCGGCATCGGCGCGGCCGGCGCGCACTCGCACGGCATCACCATCAACGCGGACGGCGGCGCAGAAGTGCGCGTTAGAAGCCTCGCAATGCTCGCGATGATCCGGGCTTACTGACTTTGAAGGGAACCGACCATGCTCATTCATCAATACGACAACCAGACCGGCCAATACATTTCAAGCCGACTCGCCGACGAAGACCCGCGCAATCCCGGCCGCTGGCTTATCCCGGCCTTTTCGACTACTGACGAGCTGCCCGTGCGCGAGTCGCTGACGTGGCCGTTTTACGTCAATGGCGCATGGTCGCTGCGGCCCGACTGGCGCGGCCGAATCCTGTATCGCCGCGACAACGGCGAGGCGGCCGAAATCCTGATCGCCGGCGTCACGCCGGAAGAAAGCGGCCTCACCGAGACGCCCCGACCCTCGGAGAAACACATTTGGGGCGATGGCGCATGGGTGATCGATCCGGCTGCCGTCGCGGCCGAGACGCGCGCGGCGGCAATGGCCGAATTCGAGCGCCGGCTCGCGCTCGCGCGTTCGAAGAACACCGGCAAGGCCGACGCTATCGCGGCCGGCCTGCTCGATGACGAGCAAATCTATTACTTCAAGGCATGGTCGGCGTATCAGATGGCGCTCGTTAGCGCGATCGAGAAAGACACGTTCCCCGATGCCCCCGAATGGCCCGCCGAGCCGGCCCCGTATGTGCCACCGGCACCGACCGAACCCGCGCCGGAAACCCCGGCCGACCCCGCGTAACGCCGAAAGCGTCGCGAGCTGCAACCCGCCCTTTCACTGTCACTTTTAAACAGGAATTCAGATGCCTACTGACTACCATCACGGCGTGCGCGTACTCGAAATTAACGAAGGCACGCGCCCGATTCGCACCGTATCAACGGCCGTTGTCGGCCTCGTCGCGACCGCCCTCGATGCTGACGCCTCGATGTTCCCGCTCGATACGCCCGTGCTGCTGACGAACATTCAATCGGCGATCGGCAAGGCCGGCGACAAGGGCACGCTCGCGCGCACGCTTCAAGCGATGGCCGCACAGGCGAAGCCCGTCACTGTCGTCGTGCGCGTCGCTGAAGGCGTCGACGACGCGGCGACGACGAGCAACGTGATCGGCAAACCCGACGCCGTGACGGGCGCTTATACGGGCATGCAAGCGCTACTCTCGGCGCAATCGAAACTCGGCATCAAGCCGCGCATTCTCGGCGCTCCCGGCCTCGATACGCAGCCTGTCGCGGCGGCCCTCGGCACGCTCGCACAAAAGCTGCGCGGGTTCGGCTATGTGTCGGCGAACGGCGCGGCGAACAAGGAAGCGGCGATGGCCTATCGCCAGCAATTCAGCCAACGCGAGCTGATGGTGATGTGGCCGGATTTCCTCGGATGGGACACGACCGCGAACGCCTCGACGACGATCGACGCGACCGCGATCGCGCTCGGCTTGCGCGCCAAGATCGACGAGGAAACGGGCTGGCACAAGACGATTTCGAATGTCGGCATCAATGGCGTTACGGGTATCAGCAAGGATGTTTTCTGGGACTTGCAAGACCCCGCGACCGATGCCGGCTACCTCAACGAGAACGATGTGACGACGCTCATCAACTCGACGGGCTATCGCTTCTGGGGTTCGCGCACCTGCTCGGATGATCCGCTGTTCGCATTCGAGAACTACACGCGCACCGCGCAAGTGCTCGCCGACACGATGGCGGAAGCACACATGGTTTATGTCGACAAGCCGATGCACCCGTCGATCGTGAAAGACATGATCGAAAGCATCAACGCGAAATTCCGCGAGCTGATCGCAAACGGCTATCTGCTCGGCGGCTCGGCTTGGTACGACGACAGCGCGAACCCCGTCGAATCGCTCAAGGCCGGCAAGCTGGCGATCGATTACGACTACACGCCCGTTCCGCCGATCGAAAACCTGATGCTGCGCCAACGCATCACCGACCGTTACCTCGCCGATTTCGCCGCGCGCGTCACGGCATAACTAGGGAGTAAATGAACATGGCATTGCCGAAGAAACTGAAGAACTTCAATCTGTTCCAGAACGGCGAAAACTTCGCCGGACAGATTGCAGAAGTCGGGCTGCCGAAGCTCTCGCGCAAGATGGAAGCATGGCGCGGCGGCGGCACGAATGGCCCGATCGATATCGATCAAGGGCAAGAGGCGATCGCTTTCGAATGGACGGCCGGCGGCTTTATCAAGTCGGTACTCGCGCAATACGGCACGCTCAAGCATGACGGCGTGCAACTGCGATTCGCCGGCGCGTATCGAGCCGAGGATTCGACGAAGCACGACGCAATCGAAATCGTCGTGCGCGGCCGTCACAAGGAAATCGATTTCGGCAACGCGAAGCCCGGCGACGATACGGCGTTCAAGGTTTCGACGACGTGCAGCTATTACAAGCTCACCGTAAACGGCGAAACGCTCGTCGAAATCGACCTCATCAACATGGTCGAAGTCGTGAACGGCGACGACCTGCTCGCCGACCTGCGCAGCGCGATCGGACTGTAACGCGCGCTCGAGCGCGGGCATGTCCCCTTCCCCGCCTGGTCAAGCATCGGGCGGGGCATCAAATCCCCAATCTGAACAGAGAAAGAAATGACCGAACAAGCCAAGCCGAACACGATCACCCTCGACGCCCCGATCAAGCGCGGCGAACAGGAAATCACCGAAATCACCTTGCGTAAGCCGGCCGCCGGCGAGCTGCGCGGCACGTCGCTCAATGCGCTCGTGAATCTGGACGTCGACGCGCTCGGCAAGGTGTTGCCGCGCATCTCGTCGCCGACCCTCACCGAATTCGACGTGCAGCAGCTCGACCCCGCCGACCTCGTGCAATTGGGGGTGGCGTTCGCATCTTTTTTGCTGCCGAAGCGGGCGAGCTAGAGCACGGCATCCCCGACCACGTTGAAGAAGCGATGGCCGATATCGCGACGGTTTTTCACTGGACACCGCGCGATATGGACGGCCTCACACTGGCCGAGCTGGCCGACTGGCGCGAGCGTGCGCGCGTGCGCTCGCCGTATGGAAGCGAATGACGATGGCAAACGGAAACGACCTCAAATTGCGCGTGCTGTTCGATATGGTCGACGGCGCAACGAAGCCGCTGCGCAACATTCTCAACGGCAATAAAGGCCTCGCGAAGTCGCTGAAAGAGTCGCGCGACGAACTCGGCAAGCTGCAACGCACGCAAAAGGACGTGGCCGCGTTTCGCGAAATGCGTGTCGGCCTGCTCGGCGCAAAGCGCGACATGCAGGGCGCGCAATCGCGCGTCGCCGAGCTGGCCCGCACGATCGGCTCGACCGACTCGCCGACGAAAGCGATGGTCGCAGAGTTTGAGAAGGCAAAGCGCTCGGCCGCGCAGCTCACGGCCGCGCACGACAAACAGGCCGACAAGGTGCGCGAGCTGCGCACGCGCCTTTCGGCCGCCGGCATCGACACGCGCAATCTGTCGCAGCATGAGCGCGAGCTGCGCGCGAGCATGAGCGCGACGATCGGCGTGATGACGACGCAGCAAAACAGGCTCGCCGACCTTACCGCGCGCACGAAGCGACTCGCCGAGGCGCGCGAGAAGATGAACAGGACGAAGGAGCTGGCCGGCTCGATGGCCGGCACCGGCGCGAAGATGATGGCCGGCGGCGCAGTTATCGGCGCTGCAACGCTTGTTCCTGTCGCCGAGTATGCGAAGGCCGAGGACTCGGCGACGCAGCTCGCGAGCGCACTGATGCGCGCCGGCGGCGTCGTGCCCCCTGAATTCCAGAAGATCAACGCGCTCGCGCTCAAGCTCGGCGACCGGCTCCCCGGCACGACCGCGGATTTTCAGGACATGATGACGATGCTCACGCGCCAAGGTATCAGCGCGCAAGCAATCCTCGGCGGCATGGGCGAGGCAACGGCATACCTCGGCGTGCAGCTCAAGAAAACGCCGGCCGAGGCGGCCGAATTCACCGCGAAGCTACAGGACGCGACGCGCACGACCGAGAAAGACATGCTCTCGCTGACGGACGTGATCCAGAAAGCGTTTATGCTCGGCGTCGACGATAACAACATGCTCAACGGGTTCGCGAAGCTCGGCCCCGCGATGGATACGATCAAGCAAAAAGGCCTCGAAGGGGCGAAGGCTCTGGCGCCGTTGCTGGTGATGGCCGATCAATCGGGCATGGAAGGAAGCGCGGCCGGCAACGCATACCGCAAGGTGTTTCAGCTCGGCATGGATGCGAAGAAAGTCGCGAAGGCAAACAAGCAACTCGCGCCGGCGCAACGCCTCGACTTCACTGACGGCAAGGGCGAATTCGGCGGCCTCGACAAGATGTTCGCGCAGTTCGAAAAGCTCAAGACGCTCAACACGCAAAAGCGCCTCGGCGTGCTGAAAGAAGTTTTCGGCGACGACGCCGAGACGTTGCAGGTTATCTCTTTGATGATCGAGAAAGGGAAAGCCGGCTATGACGAAGTGCAAGGCAAGATGGCCGCACAGGCCTCGATGCAGGAGCGCGTAAACAAGCAACTCGGCACGCTTAAAAACTTGTGGGAAGCGGCCGGCGGCACCTTCACGAATGGCCTCGTCGCGTTCGGCGAGGCGATCGCACCGGAAGTGAAAGGCGTTGTCGAATGGCTCGGCGATATGTCGCAACGCATGGGGCAATGGGCGCGCGATAACCCGCGCCTCGCTAACGGCATCATGAAAATCGCGGCCGTGCTCGCCGTGCTGCTCGCGGCCGGCGGCGGCATTCTGGTCATGCTCGCCGGCGTGCTCGGCCCGCTCGCGGCCGTTTCGTTTGCCTTTACGACGCTCGGCGTCGCCGGCCTCGGCGTGATCGCTGCGATCGCCGGCGTCGTCGCTGTCGTGGCCGCGCTCGCCGTCGCGATCTATACCTATTGGGAGCCGATCAAGGCATTTTTCGGCGGCCTATGGTCTCAGATTCAACAGGCGTTCGCCGGCGGCATTTCAGGCATCGGCGCGCTTATCCTCAACTGGTCGCCGATGGGCCTGTTTTACTCGGCTTTCGCGGCCGTGCTGCAATGGTTCGGCATCGATATGCCGTCGAAGTTTTCCGAATTCGGCTCGAACATGATCGCCGGCCTCGTGAATGGCATCACTAGCGGCCTCGGCGCTGTTCAAGCGGCGATCACGAACGTCGCATCAAGCACGGTCGGATGGTTCAAGGAAAAGCTCGGCATTCATAGCCCGTCGCGCGTATTCGGCGAGCTGGGCGGGTTCATCACGCAAGGCGCGGCGATCGGCATGGAAGGCGAGCAAGGCCGCATCGCGAAAGCTGCGGTCGGCCTCGCGACGCTCGCGGCGACTTCATTCGCTGCGCAAGGCGCACAGGCGGCCGGCACGCCGGCCGGCGGCCCCGGCGTGACGTTTGACACGCGCCCCGCCCTGCAAGCCCGCCAAGCGGCCGGAAACGCGGCCGGCGCGGCATCGGCGGCGGCCGGCGATAGCTATGTTTTTCACATCACCGGCAACGACCCGAAAGAGATCGCGAACCAAGTGCGCCAAGTGCTCGCCGATATCGAGCGCAAGAAGGCCTCGCGCGTTAGCTCGCGCCTGTCGGATTAACGGAGGAAAGAAACGATGATGATGTCGTTAGGGCAATTCGTTTTCAGCCTGTCGACGCTGGCTTATCAAGAGCTGCAACGGCGCACGAGCTGGAAGCATCCGAGCACGTCGCGCGTCGGCGGCCGTAACGCGCGGCAATTCACCGGCGCGGGCGACGACTCGATCACGCTGTCGGGATGGTTCGCGCCCGATCAAGGCATCGGCAAGCTCGCGTCGGTTCGCGAGCTGCGCGACATGGGCGACGATGGCGAGGCGTATGTGCTCGTCGACGGCGCGGGCAATGTGTACGGCGCTTTCGTGATCGAAGGCCTCGACGAAGGGCAATCGCTGCACGCGAAGGACGGCACGCCGAGGCGCATCGAATTCACCTTGAACCTGATGCGCGTCGACGATGGCCTCGTGAAAACGAAGACCGACCCCGCAAACGATCACCTCAAAAAAGAATGAAGCAACCGACGCCGATCTATCAAATCACGCTCGACGGCAAAGACCTCACGAGCAAGCTGTCGCCGCTGCTCAATCACCTTTCGCTCGACGAGTCGCGAGGGGAGGAAGCCGACACCCTCATGCTTTCGCTCGACGACTCGCAAGGCAAGCTCGCGCTACCCAAGCGCGGCGAAGTGATCCGCGTATCGATCGGATGGGAAGACACCGGACTCGTCGACAAGGGCTCATTCACGATCAACGAAATCGAGCATGCCGGCTCCCCGGATATGCTCACCATTCAGGCGCGATCGGCCTCGATGACAAAAGGCCTGGGCGAACGAAAGGAAAAGAGCTGGCACGGCGAGACGATCGGCGCGATCGTGCGCAAGATCGCCGGCACGCACGGGCTAAAGCCTGCGATCGCCGAAGCGCTCGCGAAAGTCGTGATCGCGCACATCGATCAAACGCACGAGTCGGATATGTCGTTTCTCACGCGCCTCGCGAAGCGTTACGACGCCGTGATGAACGTGAAAGACTCGCACTTGCTTTTCATGCCGATCGGACACGGCACGAGCGTTACCGGCAAAGCACTCGGCCCCGTTGAGCTGACCCGCAAGGAAGGCGACCGGCACCGCTATCACGTATCCGAGCGCGAGAACTATGCCGGCGTGCGTGCGTACTATCACGCGACCGGTCGCGCAAAGCGCAAGGATGTTGTCGTCGGCGGCGAAACCAATCACAACATGAAGGTATTGCCGGAGACCTACCCGACCGAAGCCGAGGCACGCGCGGCGGCAACGGCCGAGCTGAACCGCACGCAACGCAGTCAGGCAACTATGTCGCTCACGCTGGCGCTCGGCCGGCCCGATATTTACCCGGAAGTGCCCGTTTATCTCAACGGCTGGAAACCGGATATCGACGCCGAATCGTGGCTCGTGAAGAAGGTGCGGCATGAAATGAGCGACGCCGGCTATACGTGCGACCTCGACCTAGAGACGCGCGACGACCCGACAAGCGACCGACACCGCTCGCACTTTCGCAAGGGCGGAAAATGAAGAAAGGGCCAAGGTTTCGCAGCCTTGGCCCTTTTGCTTTACTCGTCTCCGGCGATCACTTCACCCGGCCGGCGCGGCCGACACTCGGCCCCCGCGACGCAAACCCATGTGTGCGCATCGACATACTTTCGCACCTCTGCATCGCCCCCGCTCACGCCCCCCAGCTCGGCGCATTCCTTTCGGCCGCCTCGGAATGAATAGCCCTGCGCGCCGATCGCGTTGCGCACCTCGATACTGTTGACCGTCGCCGATCCCCAAGCCTTGCGCGAAGCGGCCCATAGCGGCGAGCACGCGCCGATCAATACGATGTTGGAATACATCGCCCGCGTCACTGTCGGCCTGTTCATCGTGATTCTGAGCGCACCGCTCTCGATCGTGGCCGAGCTGATCGAATACGGTTTGAGACTCTTTTGCAGAGCCGGCGGCAACTCCCCCGCGTGAGCGTTGAAAGCGCAGCAGAGCGCCGCGACGATCGCCGGCCGCGCGGCCTTGTCGAACAGTTTCATTGTCGAACCCTCGTTGATGACCCCTCGCATTCTAAGCAAGGCGGCAACGCGGCCGAGCTGGCCGGCGCACGCGTCAAACAAACGACCGTTTTCTTTCCTGTTCGGCTTTGGGGCGCGCTGCGCCCCTTTTTTTCGCCTATGTCGTAAAGAAACGTCGTAAAATAATCAAAGTAACGAAAACGCCCGCTCAACGGGTTTCTTAACGACTACAGGCGACCATGCAAAAACACCTCGTCATCATGGCGTGCTCGGCGACGAAGGCCTCGACGGCCGCGCCGGCGATCGACCTTTACCAAGGCGTGATGTATTCGACGTTTCGAGCGAATGCGCCGGCGACGCGGCCGGCCGTTCTCATCCTGTCGGCAAAGCACGGTTTCATCGAAGCTGATCGCGTGATCGAACCATACGAGCAACGCATGACCGACGCGCGCGCCGACGAAATGCTCGCCGATCTGCCGGCGTTCGATTCGGTCGCGTGGCCGTGGGACGCGAAAACGATCATGCTCGTCGGCGGCAAGACATATCGGCGCGTGATGCGCGCTGCAATCACGAGACGCATGCGCCTCGGCTCGATCGATACGCATGTAACTCTGCGCGAGACGGCCGGCGGCATTGGCTACCAACGCGCGCAGCTCGGCGCGTATCTGCGCGGCATGGGGCAACTCAATCCGGGCGACCTCGTGCGCTGCGGCTCATGCGAAAACGTGACGCCCTACACCCCGCCCTATCGACCCGATCAATGCTTGTGCGCGGAGTGTGAGCGCGTCGTCGGCGAAATGCGCGAGGCGGGCGAGCTATGAAAGGGGAAGCATGGTTTAACGTCGACGCCGAGCGAATGCGCCGCGACCTGTACATCGGCACATTCGCACCGACGCCTCGCACGCAGCTCGACGAGCTGGCTGCCGAGTATCACGAGCGATGCGAGGCATACGATCGGCTCGTCTGTACCGGCCCGATCATTCACGGCTCGATCATGCCGGCGACGGCTCACGAGCTGCGCCTTATCGGCCGCAATGCGCGCGCCGTATTGCGCGAGCTGGCCGAGCGCGCGGCAATGCTCGGCTATTCATCAAGGCAACTCACGAAGGCGATACAAGAAAATGCGTGATCCACTCGACAAGGGCACACTCGATATCGTCACCGGCGGCATGCGCATCGGCTATGCGCGCGTGTCGACGGTCGATCAAAACCTAGAGCTGCAACACGACGCGCTCGCGCGAGCTGGTTGCGTGCAGGTGTACGAAGAAAAGGCGAGCGGAAAGTCGAAGGACGGACGGCCCGAGCTGGCGAACATGATGCGAGCGTTACGCAAGGGCGACACGCTGATCGTTTGGCGGCTCGATCGCCTCGGCCGCTCGCTCGTCGACCTCGTGCAGCTCGTCGACGAGCTGGCCGGCCGTGGCGTCGCGTTCGAAAGCCTGTCGGAAAAGATCGACACGAGCACCGCGCAAGGCCGCATGTTTTTCGGTTTCATCGCGGCGATGGCTCAGTATCAACGCGACGTGATAAGCGAAAACACCCTCGCCGGCCTGAAAGCGGCTCGCGCACGCGGTCGCAACGGCGGCCGGCCCGCTGCGCTCGACGATGCCGCGATCAAGGAAATACGCGTGCTGATGAAAAGCCCTGATATCTCGATGGCGAGCATCGCGAAGCGCTACGGCGTTAGCAAACCGACGCTTTACAACTCACTCAAACGAGCTGAGAAGAAAGGAGCCGAGAAGCCATCACGCAAGCGCACTAGCGCAAATTCCTCAAGATCGCGAAGCAATACCCGATGAATTCAACGGCGTCGACCTGTTCGGCGCTGATGATTTCGGACTTATAGGCGGGATTGTCTGTTAGCAAGTGCAGCTCGCCCCCGTGCATGCGCTGCACTCGCCGCAATCTGATGCTATCCCCCATACGCAACACATAAACGCCGTCAACATCACGCGGCCGTCGATCCACGAGCACCACGTCGCCATTGTTGATTGTTGTCGCCATGCTGTTCCCCGGCACGCGCATCGCGATCGTTTCCATAGGGGCAAAGCTCGAATCATTCACTCCCTCGACGATGCCTAACGCTTCTGGCTCAAGCCAAGCACGCGGCAAGCGTATCGTCGATTGCGCCGTTTCCCCCTCGATGAAAGCCGGCATTTCAAAGGCCGGCAACTCGACGTAACTGCCCCCGCCCTCTATGTCGGGCATGGCGATCGGGTTCAAGTTTTGTTCGGGTTCCTCTATCCCCGGCGTGCCCCTGCCTAGCACCAACCAGTCAAGGCTTACCCCCTCCTTTTCCGCGAGCGAGACGCACTCGGCGAGCGGCATGCGATCGCGAATTTTCCACACGGCAGGCGAGCTGCGCGAAGCACCGATGGCCTCGGCGAGATCCACATCGGATTTCACGCCGACAACCTCTTTCATTCTGTCGACGATGCCTTGAATTCGCGCCTTCTTTTCTTTCATATTGGGCCTTAAAAATTACAAATATATATGTGCGTTAGCCAACAGTAAGGCGTACAATTACACTTAGTAACACTAAGCGACGACCTGTTACATACTGAAAACACCATGCGCACCATGACCTCTCGAACCTCGCCGGCGAAACGCGTACCGATCCCACTTAGTGCCGAGCAAATCGACAACCTGCAACGCCTCGCCAAGCAAGAGCAACGCAGCGAAGCACAGATGGCTCGGATTATCTATCTCGTCGGACTCGAACAGTATTCGAGCAAAGTTAAACGGCGCTGAACGATGCTGCAACCGTGAAGGATCAAGGCCGGGGGCGGATTCCTTATCTCGATCGGAGTAACACCTATGCGATTCACTATCGATTGCCCGCACTGCAAAGGCCGCGTTATCGCTCGATCGTCGCGCTATATGTCGATCACGTTGCGAGAAATCGTGTTCGTTTGCCGCGATCCAGAATGCGGGCACACGTTCGTCGCGAACCTCGAAGCCGTGCGAACGCTGTCGCCAAGTGCAAAGCCGAATGAGGCGATTCGATTGCCGCTTTCGCCACACGTCAGAGAACGCGTGATGAAACAACTTCAATTGCTCGTCGACTGAACGGGCGAACCTTTGAGGGACCGAACCATGCTGAACACCGAGCCATTGCATTACGCTGCACATACGTTTCTCGCCGCTCACGAAGGCGCACACCTCGACCACGATCGCGCCGTGCTGATCGATCGATGTGTCGCTCACCTGATCGATAAGGCGCTCGTATCGAAGCGCGAGGCGGAAGTCGCAACGCTCCAGGCATACGGCGAGCGCGAGTCGCGCCGCTGCAATGCCTATGTCGACGTGTCGCTTACCACGAGCCACACCGTATTCATTCGCGACGCTCGGAACGGCATGCTGCGCGTTTTCACGGTCGCCGAGCTGATCGACCTTGTAAAGACGCCGGCACTGGCGAGCGTGCCCGTGCCGAGCACGCGCGCGATGCTCGCTAACGGCCTCGACGACGCGGCCGGCACTCTTTAGCCCTATCCCCACAAAACACCCTTTCCTAGCCGCGCTCGGCGAGCTGCGGCCGGGAGAACTCACGCCCGCGATTCTGAAAAATGGCATCGATCACTGAACTCAAGCGCCGCGTCGACCTTCACGAGCTGGCCGATCGACTCGGCATCAAGAAAGGCAAAGGCGGCGAAAAGGCGAATTACCACTCGCCACATACGACCGACAAAGTGCCCTCGCTGTCGATCTTTCCCGCGCTCCCCGAGAAGGGCGAAGGCTGGAAAGATCACTCGACCGGCAAGGGCGGCTCGTGCATTGACCTCGTGATGTACGTGCAAGGCTGCGACGTATCCGAGGCAATGCGCTATCTGCACGAAGCGTTCGGCATTCCGTTCGATACGATCGATAAGCCCGCCGAACAGACCCGCACGAAAACCGCGATCGACTACATCGCCGAGCGCTCTATTGAGCACCGCGAGAAGGCGCGCGACTATCTCAAGTCGCGCGGCATCGCCGACGCGGCGATCGATCGGGCGTTCAAGTGCAAGACGGCCGGCTTTAACGACTGGACAAGCCCCAAGCGGCCGGCCGGCGAAGTCGGGCACGGCGGCCCCGCTGCCGTTTTCCTCGTGCATGCCCTTAACGGCTCGCAGCTCGTCGCGGCTGACATGCGCTATATCGACCCGGCCCTTAACGGCGGCGTCAAGACGCAGACACAGGGCGAGAAGGACGGGCACGGATGGACGGCCGACCCGCGCAAGCTGCACGCGGCTCACCGCGTCGTGATCGTTGAAAGCGCAATCAATGCGCTGTCTGTCGACTCGTGCGGCATCCCCGGCACGGCCGCCTATGCACTGCGCGGCATCGGCAACGTCGACAACATCGACTTTACGTTTCTGCGCGGCAAGCAAGTCGTGATCTGTCTCGATAACGATGATGTGATCGCCGACGACAAGCCGCGCGCCGGCGAGCGCCCCGGCCCCGATGCCGCATGCAAGCTGTATGAGCGCCTTACCGCGCTCAACATTGCGTGCATCCTGATCGATCAAGCCGAATGGGTGAAAGACCTTGCGGACGGCTCTAACAAGACCGAATCGATCAACGATGTAAACGACTATCTGCAACTGCGCGGCGCTGACGAGCTGCGCAAGGCGCTCGACACTTACGAGCAATGGCTTATCCCCGGCATGGCCGGCGACACGACCCGGAAGGGAAAGCCACGCGTATTCCTGCCCTCGCACGACTTCGCGCAATACTGGCGTTTCCGCTCGCGGCTCGACTTCTCGACGTACATCGCCAAGGCCGGCGAAACCGAGGACGATGCGCCGACGCACATCGACCTCGCCGGCTTTCGCGTCGCATCGTTTAGCCGCGTGTCTGTCGCAAGCGCCTCGTCGACCATGACGGGCGATCCCGACAACTCGCCGACCGTCTATTTCGCCGTCACCGTGCAGACCCCGCGACACGGCGCGGACCTCACGCGCTCTGTGCTCAACGACAAACAGATTCACAACCTCACGGTATGGAACCAGTTCGGCCCGATCTGGGAGCCGAAACGTTTCTCGCGCATGGTGACGATTCTTGAACGCACGGCGCACCTCGGCGCGCGCAATGCCGCGAACTATGTCGGCCTCGCATGGCGCGACGGCCGGCTCGTCGTCAATGAAGGCCCCGACTGCTATTTCACGAACGCCGAACAGCAATGCCCGTATCACAACCTCACGTTTCCGAGCGGCACGGCCTCGGACGCGGCCCGCGTGATCGGCAAGTATCAAGAGACGTTCAAAGACAACGCGGCGGCTCTCGCGCTCGTATGGGGACTAGGCGGGCACCTTAAGGCCCTGCTCGGATTCTGGCCGCACATGATGATGCAAGCCGACAAGAGCGCCGGTAAGTCGACGCTCATCAAGGCGCTCGAACGCACGATCGGTTTCACCATGTTTTCAGGGCAATCGCTGCAAACCGAGTTTCGTTTGCTGACGAGTATCAGCCACACATCGCACCCTGTCGGATGGGAAGAACTGAGCGCGCGCAAGCAAGACGTGATCGATAAAGCGGTCGGCCTGTTGCAAGAGAACTACCAATACACGATCACGAAACGCGGCTCGGAAATGACCGAATATGTGCTCTCTGCGCCCGTGCTGCTCGCCGGCGAGGATGTGCCCGTGCGATCGCTGCACGGAAAGCTCGTGCGCACCAACCTCACCGGCAAGAAAGGCCCGATGCTGCCGCGCGATCTGCCGCGCTTTCCCGTGCGTCAATGGCTGCAATACCTCGCCGAGCTGGACCGCGACACCGTGCTCGACAAGTATGACGAGCTGCGCGCGCACTGCCTTAAAAAGAGCTGCGGAAGCGGCGACGATGAAGGCGGGAAGCGCATGGCCTCGAACTATGCCGCGCTGCTGCTCGCATGGTCCTATCTGTGCGACTTCGCCGGTATCCCGACGAACGCCGGCGCGTTTGGCGACGATGTGCTCGCCGAAATGAATCGCCATATCGCCGAGACGAGCGCCGATCGCTCGCCGTGGGTCTGGATTCTCGAAACGGCTCTCTCTGAGATTGATTCGGGCGCGTTCAAGCACCCGTATAAATTCGACGACGTCGAAGGCGAAGACTGTTTGCTCGTGCGGCCGGCTCACATCATGGACCACATTGCCGGCTCGAACAGTCTGCGCGAGAAGTGGAACGCCCTGCCCGTCAAAACGCCGGCCGTGTTTCGCCGCCAATTGCTCTCGGCCGGCGTCGCGGTCGGCGACAAGGAAATCGAACGGACTATCCATCAAAAGCGCGTGCAACACCTTACCCCGCTCTCGCTCAAGCGCCTCGCCGGCTATGGCCTGTCTGTCGCTCGCAATCTGAACCACGTACACGAGAACTGAGGCGAGGCATGAGCGCCGAAACCCGCATCGATACCGTACAGCTCGCCGGCATGCTGCCGCACGACCCCACGTTTCGCGAATGGGTGGCGATCTTTACGCCCCACATCGAAACCGTGACCGAGGCGCAAGCCGCGCAATTTATCCGCCTCGTCTGTGAGATTGAATCGCGCGCCGAGCTGGCGACCAACCAAGAAGCCGCACGACGCTTTCACACCATCTTGCGACGCACCTTTGTCGCCTGGCGTGATGCGCGACACCGGAGGCGATAG